CCAAACTCTATCTTTGCTCCCGAAGGGAATCGCCACTCTTTTTCTTGTTCTCTCCATTTTGCATTAGGAAATGCTTTCGAGTATAATAACTGAGACTTTTGTATCAGGTCTCTCAACTCTGGCATTGTCCTCCTCACTAGGAGTGCTCTATGATTTGCGTATGTGCAATATCTAAGCGGATCGACTAGCATCGCATATGATTTACCACCGCCTCTTGCTCCACCATAAAATACCTCTCTTTCAGAGGCTGCAAGAAATTCTGTCTGTGGACCTGAGTTAGGTTTAAAGATAACTTCTTGATTGTCTATGTGCTGTTGCACATTTTTAGGAGCACTCTCGATTATGTCCTCTGTAAGTAGCTGTGTTTCTTTTCCTGTTAATGCTTTATCAATAGTTAACAGTTTCTTTTTTGTATTTTCTGCGGACAACTTAGCAGAACGTAGTGTTTGTTCCGCCTTTGCAACTTTCTTACGAGTGCGTGCTAGAATCTGTTTGACTGACTTCTTGGCTTTTTGCTGTACTATCCGTTTCGGTTTCGGTGGTGCTATTTCTTGCGAGTCTTTTTCTAAGTCCGACATGTGATATGTATCTTCCTGTTTTTCTATGTAGCCATTGTGCAGTCTCTCTTAATGAACAAGTCTTTGAATATTCTCTTGCTTGTCTAAGAGCATCTAATTCTTCTCTCACAGGTTCTAGATAGTTTGGAT